AGCTCGCTTATCTGCCGAATATCGAAGGTCATGACGAATCGCACACGTAAAGGTCTACCGTGTAGAGATGGGCGGCAGTGGACCGTTCCAGGCACCCGACGTGTGGAGAAGTCTATGTGTGGCCGATTTGTTCAGTACGAAGGGATGGCGATCTATATCCAAGAGCTGAGCCCTCAGATCGAGTTATTCAGTGGCTACGATGCAGAACCGATTAACCGATTCAACGTCGCACCTACGACGCGTGTGCAGGTGCTGCACAGCAAAGAGGATGGGTTGCACATTGATGCTTTGCCATGGGGATGGGCGCCATTCTGGGCAAAGGGTAAACGATCTGATCCAATAAATGCTCGGGTCGAGACCGTGACTACGGGGAAGTTCTTCAAACAGCTTTGGCCGACTGGCCGGGCGATCGTACCCAGTGAAGGCTGGTATGAATGGGTCAAAGACCCAGATGACTCGAAAAAGAAGCAGCCCTACTTCATCAGGTTGAAAAGCAGAAAGCCCATGTTCTTTGGCGCCTTGGCCCAGGTTCACCCAGGCCTCGACCCGCACGACGGTGACGGCTTCGTCATCATCACCGCTGCCAGCGACCAGGGCATGGTCGACATACATGACCGCCGGCCATTGGTGCTTACCCCTGAGCACGCCAATGAATGGCTCGATCCTAATCTCTCGCCGGCGCGCGCGGAGCAAATCGCGAAAGAGCTGTGCCAGCCTACCGAACAGTTTGAGTGGTTCCCTGTTGGCAAAGCGGTGGGCAACGTGAGGAATCAGGGTCCAGAGCTTATAGAGCCGGACCCATCAGCTGAAAAACTACATGACGAACACGACGGCCGTGACCCAACCGAGAGTAAGCAGAAATAAAAGGCCTGCAAACCGCTTATCCATGTTCCCCCTCTTTGGTTGGCTGATTAATCGTAATACGAACGCCAAGTGCAAGAGTAGTTCAGTGGCCTCAGCGCGCCACAGCGCTGACATACGCCTGGCATGCCCGCAGCGCGATCAGTCCTTGGTCGCCGGCATCGGTAATGGCGATAATTCGTTGAGCATGCGCTGGGTCAAGTTGGGCTCGACGGGCTGCATGAACCAAGCCGCCGGCGCCGGAGGCGGTAGACACGTCGCAGCCACTTGCTGAATCCGTGGCGTCGAGAAGGACTGACAGCCGCACATCAGCAGTAGCAAGCTGGTCACGCAGGCGAGCCTGGTTGCGTTGGACATCGTATAGTTCTCTGCTGTGTTGTTGGTCTTGACCGGCGAGCAGTTGCTCGAGCGCCAGGCGCTTGTCCGTATCATCGCGCGCCTGCTTGGCAGCTACCGCACTGATCAGGCCCAGGTCGGATTGGAATTGGGCTGCCTGCCTGGCCAGCCTCCCGTCGTATCGCCAGTCCTGCACCTTCCATGTCGAAAAACAAGCAATGGCCAGTACTGATATCAGGCATACCAGCTTCTGTCCCGGGGTCATGGCAACACCTTCAACGCCTTGTCGTACAGTGCTTGGCGGTCTTCCTGGCCGGTGAGCCCACCATTGATACGCCGGGTTATCTTCACGAACTGTCCTTGATCCGCCAGGGTGTTCAGCCCTCGGGTAGACCAGAACCAGGCCGCCGACATTGCGGCGTACTGCGGCTGCTCCAACAGTGTTGGTTGATTGATTAAGTCCAAGCCCAGCGCCTCACCGCACGCCGCATAGTTCGCACGGCCCGTTATCTGGATCAGTCCCCGGCCACGGTAATTGGAGCCATCACCCGCCACAATATTGCCGAGATCGGCGCGGCCTTCGTAGGCGGCCTGCTGCGCCGTCGGCCCCCAAATCTCGCGCACGTAGCGCAACTGGCCTGACTCATGCCCGACCTGGGCGATGAATGCAGCTGCGCGTCTTGCGCCGACAATGCCGTAACGGTTCATGGCCGTGTTCAGGACAGAAACAAAAACGCCGGCTTGGCGGCCGGCGTTCGGGAGGATTTGCAGCAACTGCTGCTGGGTGATCGGCATACAAGCTCCTAATGTGAATAACCCGCGCGCGGCGGACATTGATAGTGCGCAGCGCCGCTACGCCAAACTGACAACTTTTACGGGTTTTTCGGCCTTCTTGGCTTTCTTGCCCTTGGCTTTGGCTTTGCCCTTTTTGCCGCCGTTGCACTCGACGGTGGTAGACCAGCCGGCCTGCGTGAATGTCTGCTCCACAGAGTCCACCAGGTACTCGCCATCGAGCCCCACCTTGAACCCCTGGGCATTGATTGAGCGTTCCGCGAATAAGTCAGTGCGCCCGGGCATTTCCAGGCGCACGCCGGCCGTCGAGCGGTTGAACGCAGCCAGGCGCGCCTTGGCCGCGGATTCGGCAGCGGACTTGTTAGGGTGAATATGGCGGTCGGTGTGTACTGCCGGCAGACCGTCCGGCACGTCGTCATTCTCCAGGGAGACCACAGACAACTTGCCCGTCTTCTTATCTTGATGCTTGGCCGCCACGGTTTTGTGCGCGTTACGGTCACCAAGGCGGAATTGCCAGCGGCTTACGTCGCTGCGCTTGATGGTGATCGCGGCAATTACCTTGCCGCTGGCACTCAGGCCCGCTTGGCGCTGCATCACCATCAGCTTGCCGTCGCCCACCTTGGCAGTGCAGTCGTATTGCTTGGCCAGCCGCGTGACAAAACTAAAGTCCGATTCGTGGAGCTGGTCAGCTCGGGCGACCTTCGTGGCGATGGTGCAGGCCGGTTTCCAACCATTGCGCGCCGCAATATCAGAAACGATCTTCGACAATGGTACTTCTTCCCAGCTACCGCTTCGGATGGACTTACCGGTCCCGCGCATATCGCTGGCCTTGCCTCGTATAACGATGGTGTCCGGCGGTCCTGAAACTTCGATTTCATCGACCACATACCGCCCCAGGCGCACCAGGGACGTTTCGACGTAGCCAAGGTAGACCTCGATCCCCGCGCCGCGCTTGGGCAGCGTCACCAGGCTGTCGCGGTCATCAATGCGCAACTCAAACTCGTCCGACTCCATGCCGGGCTTGTCCGTGGTGCGTAACAGTAAAAGCCGATCGTTAATCAACGACGTGATGTCGGAACCGTTCGCGACGATTCTAAATTGCGGAGTCATAGAGCATTGGCCAATAGAGCGCACTGGGCGGAATTAAGGGGGAGCGTTACGCGTAACGCTGATTGGACTCAGCCCACGGCCGCCCATAGAATCCCGGCCTTCAACTCAGCCAGTAAGGAACCCAATGAAACGGACTTTATTTGCCGCACTGCTCGCCGGCGTCGCACTTTCTAGCCAGGCCGCCGAACCAACGAAACGCGAAGCGAAAGACTTCATTACCCGCCTGGATGCAGCGGTAGAGCGCGGTAACGCGCAGATCCTCAGCGGCAAGATTGATCCTGTTGCCCGCCGTAAGCAGGCCCAGGACTTGACCGCACTCCAGAATGAAGGTGAAAAATTCGGGGTTCTCTTTACCCCATTCCACAAGTGCAACGAGGCTTCAATCAGCGCGTCGTCGTCATGGCAAGGCCTGCTTGGCAACAACAAGCAGCAGTTCGACAACGGCATAGAGAGCTACGACAAAGAGCGCCAGGCCTGCCTGGACGCTCTGGACTGAATCAGTCCCAAAGAGCCACTTGCTCATCTACAGGGCCTGGCAAATCCGGCAAGACAATCAGCACGCCGGCACGGTAAGGCTGATCCTCATCCGCCAGGCCCTGATTAGCCGCCAACACTGCCTCGACACTGCCCACTAGATGGCCATAGAAGTTATGGCAAATGGTATCCAGAAGATCCCCGTCAGATGTTCTGCATATCGTCGCCATAGCGCACAAACTCCAAGGTAAACGCCTGTTTGCGGGGTATACCGCCCTGCATCAGCGCGCTTTGATCTTCGTCAATAGTCGTGAGGCACCACGTGCCCAGCACAAAGCCATAACCCGTGGTCAGGGTCACCGGCTTGAGCTGGGAGCCTATCGAGCGCAATGTATTGAGCTGTTCAAGCCCACCACGGTAACCCGGGAAAATATCGCCCTTGAGCGTGATTTTCTCGTCCCCCATACCCACCGCCTGCTGGGCCGCACGGCGCGTCAGGCGCTCCTGGGAGGCCCAGCGGTACACTGTCGAGCGGCGCAGCGAATCAAAGGCCGCCGTATCAAGGTTGAAGTAATACGGCTGCGCCTTCGGGTCCAGCGGCTGAATGATCAGCAGATGGGGGAAAGGCTTCACCGCCTCTTTCGCCGGCGTGCCGTCCGTGGCAAACGCACCGGTCGGCAGGATATTGGCCAACGACGGGTCAATCTTGCCGGCGATCTTGTTGATCGCCGTAGCTGCCCGACCGGCCTGTTCCTTCAAGGTATCCAGACGCTCATCAATCTGCGACAGGGCGCGCGTGGCCCGGTTATAGGTAGCAACCACCTGGCCAACCTTGGCCTGGGCAGTGGCAATTCCGCGCATGACACGCTGAAGCTTTTCCCCCACGGCAGGACCAATAAACGGCAGGTCCTCCAGCTCGTTGGCCGCGCCGGTGATTTCGCTGATCGCACCGTTTACCGGCCCAATCACCCCGTCGATACTGCGCCGGCCCGCTTCGCCGGCAGAGGCCAGGTATTTCAGGCCGGACTGTAGCTGTGCCAGTGATTCCATATTCCCCCCGTTAGATATTGGGCGCGTCGTAGAGCTTGCGGCTTTCCAATTGCTGGGCGATCTCCCGTTGCTGCTGCTCCATCAGCGGCCGCAGCTGGGCCAGGATCTCGTTCGGGTCTTTCACATCGCCTTGCACCGTGAGCGTGATAGGAGCGTGAATATCTACCTTGGGCTCGATCTTCGCCGGCTGCACCTTCGCCACCACAGCCGCAGCAAGTGGCGCTGCAACCGCGTCGGCACTAGCCTGCGGCAACATCATGGAACGCGCGGCATCACCCGGATTAACCGTGCCAGGTGTTGCCGGTAACGCGCCCTGGCCTGGATTGGTCAACATGAGAGGCCCTGTGCGCGAAGGCGTAAACGACTTGGCGATATCCCCCAATACCGGCGGGATGTCCTTGCCGGCATCCTTCATCATCAATGGCCCGGCCACGGGCATGGCCTTCTTGCTTTCGTCAGCGCCAAACATCGACTTGCCGATGGCACCGCCCAGGGCGTCACCGCCCAAGCTCCCTAGATACCCACCAATCAAACCGCCCAAGATGGTTCCGATTACCGGTACCGCCGACCCGATGGCCGCACCGGCCGCAGCGCCGGCAAGAGTGCCAGCAAGCCCGCCGGCCGCAGCGCCATAGCCTTCGGCTTTTTCGTCCTGGGTTTCAGCGTTGTCGTAAGTGTCTTTGACCTTAAAGCCGGCCTCAATTACGGCCAACACTGCCGGCCCCTTCAGGCCCGCGCCAACGCCACGGCCCGGACTTCTGCCACGGCCGCCGCCCCTGCCCTTACCCTTCCCATCCTTACCGCCCGCGTCATCGACGCCGCCCAAATCCATGCCACCAGGCCCACCCATCGGCATGTTGGTAACAATGACTTTTTGCGGAATATTGGGATTACCCATCAACGAGCCGCGCCCAAGGTTGAGCAGGCCCTTGGCGATCTTGAATCCGCTCATAGCAGTCTGAAACGCGATCACGGCCGCCACGGCGGCGCCGATCCCAGTCACAACCCGGGGCGACTCGTCCGACAGCTTGGCGAGGCCCTGGGTGACGTAGGCCAACCCATCCGCCACCTTGTCAGTGACCGGTCGGAAGGCGTCACCAATGGCGCGCATGGCGTCGTCCATGCCCTGTGCCATTTCCGCCCATTTCTGCGCCGATGCCTGCCGGCGCTCCTCAAGGTTCTTATCAAGGATGCCAGTGGCCGAAGCCGAGTCTTTCTTGAGCTGGGCGTACAGCTCTTTGTTCTGCATATAGGCCGTTAAAGCGCCTTTAACCTGCATATCCGCGAACAGATCCCCGGTACGCAAAGCCTGCTCCAGGGACGCAATCATGGCCTTGGCCTTAGCGGGATCAGTCTCCTTGCTGATCTTTGCCGTAGCGGCCGCCATAGCGGCGGCCTTCTTCGGATCCGTCGCCGCAATGTACTTCTGTGCCAACTCAAAGCTGGACTCCAGAGTTGATTTACCGTTCTGCAGGCCGGTATTCATCGACCCTTGGTAGTCAATTCCCGCGTCCTTGTAAGCCTTGACCGTATCGCCAGAACCGATTTTCTCCATCCAGTTTTTGAGGTTGTTGGCCGCCTCATCAGCGCCGCCGGCGGTCTTCATTTGCACCTGAAGCATTGAGCCCAACTGCGTGACCGCATCCATGCCAGTAATGCCGATCTTGCCCATCCCTGCCAGCAACTCGGGGAACCATCGGGCCATGTCA